TCAACCTATTAAACCCTACAAGTTACCTATAGATGCTCAACAGCGTAAGAACCTTCCTATCTATACTGGGTTCGTTAAATATTTTCCTAGAGCTATGGCTGAAGTATCAAGGGTGTCCTTGGTAGGCGGTATTCAGCATGGGCAAACCCCCACTACGCTCCACTGGGATAGACCTAAATCAGGAGATGAACTAGACGCTATGATGCGTCACATCATTGACCAAGACTGGGCGCAGGTAGCTTGGAGGGCGATGGCTAACCTTGAAAAACATTTAGAAAGAGAGGAGTAGCGGTGATGGAACAGTATCAAGAGTTTATACACAAAAGCAGGTATGCACGTTGGTTACCTACGGAGGGTAGAAGAGAGACTTGGGAAGAGACAGTACAGCGTTATGTAGACTTTTGGCATGCCCGAGGACAGATAACTAAGGCAGAGAGTAGGATGTTGTTCCAGTCAATATATAACATGGATGTAATGCCTAGCATGAGATGTATGATGACAGCAGGAGTTGCTTTAGATAAAGACAACGTAGCTGGATTTAATTGTAGTTATTTACACATAGATTCACCCCGTAGCTTTGACGAGCTTATGTATGTCTTGATGTGTGGTACTGGAGTAGGTTTCTCAGTTGAACGTAACTTTATCAATAAGCTCCCTCTAGTTGCTGAATCCTTCCATCCTACCGATACAGTTATTGTAGTATCAGATTCTAAGATTGGCTGGGCATCTGCCTTCCGTGAACTAATAGCCATGCTCTACGCAGGTAAGGTTCCTAAGTGGGATATAAGTAGAGTCAGAGGTGCTGGGGCAAGATTGAAAACCTTTGGAGGTAGAGCCTCTGGCCCTGAACCTTTAGTCAGCCTGTTTAACTTCTGTGTAGGTATCTTCCAGAAAGCCGAAGGACGTAAGCTGACATCCATTGAGTGCCATGATATCTGCTGTAAGATTGCAGAGGTTGTGGTGGTTGGCGGTGTCAGACGTTCGGCATTAATCTCTTTGTCTAATCTATCAGACCCCCGCATGGCTAAAGCTAAGTCTGGACAGTGGTGGCTTGATGAAGGCCAACGTGCTTTGGCTAACAATTCTGTGGCTTATACTGAGAAGCCTGACTTTGAATCTTTCTTAGCAGAGATGCACACCATGTATGAAAGTAAAGCAGGTGAGAGAGGAATCTTTAGTCGAGTGGCTGCACAGAAGGTTGCAGAGAGGAGTGGACGTAGAGACTCTGAGCAAGACTTTGGTACTAACCCATGCTCTGAAATTATCTTAAGAAGTAACCAGTTCTGTAACTTATCTGAGGTAGTGATAAGGGCAACTGATGACTTAAAAACTCTCAAGAAAAAAGTAAAAGTAGCTACTATAATTGGTACACTACAAGCCACCTTAACTGACTTTAGATATCTGAGGAGTGTGTGGAAAAGAAACACTGAGGAGGAGGCATTACTGGGTGTAAGTCTTACAGGTATATGTGACCATTATTTATTAGGTAATCCATATACCCCTGATTTAGAGAAATACCTAACAGAAATTAAAGAGGTTGCAATCAACACTAACAAGCGATGGGCTAACAAACTTGGCATCAATCAGGCTGCGGCTATTACTTGTGTTAAGCCGAGCGGTACTGTGTCTCAATTGGTAGATTCTGCTTCTGGTATCCATCCCCGTTTTTCTAAGTACTATATTAGAAGAGTACGTTCAGATGTTAAAGACCCCCTGGCCCAATATATGTCAGCAGCAGGATTCCCTATGGAGCCTGATGTAATGAACAAGTCATCGGTGGTATTTAGTTTTCCAGTTAAAGCACCTGACAACAGTACTTTAGTTAAAGATGTAGGTGCAATGCGACAGCTTAAACTTTGGAAGCGATATCAGGACTATTGGTGTGAACACAAGCCCAGCAGTACGGTCTATTACAACGATGATGAGTTCTTTGAAATATGTCAGTGGCTATGGAAAAACTTTGACTATGTTTCAGGTATTAGTCTGTTACCTGTTAGTGACCACGTATATCAACAAGCACCTTATGAAAGCATTACTGAAGAGCAGTATGATGAACTGAGCAAGGCAATGCCTGATGAAATAAAATGGAGTGACCTCGCTCTTTTTGAGGACGAGGACAACACAACAGGTTCGCAGGAGTTAGCCTGTGTTGGAGGAGCTTGCGAAGTTACGTAATCAACTATCCACTGTGGCATTATTACCCACCATATAAGAGGACTACTATGTCTATGAATAGAAAAGAAGTAGAAAGTTTACCCGTCAACGTAGTTCAGCTTATTGAAACTTTAGACCTAATCTTTCCTGAGCAGTCTGCCCTTTTAGAGTGGACTGATAGGGAGGTCTGGTTTAGGGCTGGTCAAAGGTCAGTCGTTCAATGGTTGTTAGAGTTGAAAAGGCGGGACGAAAACCCTAACAACTATGAGGATTAAATAATGTGTGGCCCAGTTGCAGCAGCAATTATAGGAAGTACCTTAGTATCATCAGCTTATCAAAAACAACAGTCCGATAAGGCAGAATCAAACGCAAGAAGAAGGCAGAAGGAGGCAGAGCAGCAAGCTACTGCGGAAAGGAATGCTCAAGATAGAAACACAATCGCAGCCGAGCTTAACCCGCTATTAATTACCAACAAAGGTAAGCCAGGTTCCCAAGGAATGTCCCAGCTTAAAGCTAAAGGCGGTTCTGGGGGCTATAGCGCATTAGGGCTAGGCGGTAAAAGCGGTACTGGGTTAAACATTTCAACAGGTGGATAGGAGTAATCTATGCAAGAGAACACTTCCTGCTCAAAGCGTTATCATAAACTAGCCGCTGACAGGGAGATTTATCTCGATAGAGCAAGAGAGTGTTCTGAGTTAACACTTCCTGCCTTGATAACTCCCGAAGGGTTTAGTTCCGCGACAGATTTATACCAGCCCTTTCAAAGTATTGGCGCAAGGGGTGTTAATAACCTCGCATCCAAACTAATGCTCCTTTTATTTCCACCTAATGCACCTTTCTTCCGTCTAGCTATGGACACTAAGACCAAGCAAGAACTTGATGGTGAAGGTGAGTTACGGGCTGAGATAGAACAGGGGTTAGCTGGTATTGAGCGTGAGGTTATGGGGGAGATAGAGGGCAGAGCATTGCGAGTCAATGTGTTTGAAGCCTTAAAACACCTTATTGTTTCAGGTAATGTCTTGATATACCTACCAAAGAAAGGAGGTGGTCTACGTGTCTTTCCTATGTCTAGCTATGTTGCTAAACGTGCGCCAGACGGGGGGTTGTTAGAAGTTATATTAGAGGAGTCAGTATCGCCAAGGGTTTTACCCGAAGGTATTGAGGAGATTGATTATACTGGCGATGAAGACCTTAAGTTATATACAAAGATTTACAGAGAGAACTCTGATTATTATAAAGTTTACCAAGAGGTTGAGGGAAAAGTAATCCCCGGTTCTGAAGGTCGTTACAAGAAAGACCTGATGCCTTGGCTTGCCCTCCGAATGGTACACCTTGATGGTGAAGATTATGGTCGCTCTTTCGTGGAAGAGTATCTAGGAGACTTGAAGTCCCTTGAGGGATTGATGGAAGCATTGGTTAGCTCCGCAGCGGCTAGTGCTAAATTGGTATTTATGGTGCGTCCTAATGCCAGTGTCCGAAGAACTGACCTAGCCCAATCCAAGAACGGTGATGTCATACTTGGTGACCCTAACGATGTTAAGGTTCTCCAAACAGAAAAGTACCCCGATATGCGGGTCGTGCTAGAGACTGTCCAGCGAATTGAGGACAGACTAGCTTTTGCGTTTCTTTTAAACACAGCTATTCAGCGTAATGCTGAACGAGTCACGGCTGAAGAGATACGCTTTATGGCTCAAGAATTAGAAGCTGCCCTTGGCGGTGTCTACTCTATCTTGAGTCAAGAGTTGCAGCTACCAGTGGTTAACATATTAATGACTGGCATGTCTGCGGCTAAGAAGATTCCTAAGCTACCTAAAGGTGCTGTTACTCCAGTTATTGTTACTGGTGTGGAAGCGCTTGGCAGAGGGAACGACTTAAACAAACTACGCACTTATATCCAAGACCTAGTTCAACTGGCTCAGGTTTCACCTGAAACTATCCAGCGGATTAACTTTGGTGACCTCGTAGCTCGACTCGCTACAGGACATGGAATTGATACTATAGGTCTGATTAAGACTGAACAGGAACTGCAAGCTGAGATGCAAGCACAACAAGAAGCGCAACAACAACAGATGATGGCTGAAACAATGCAAGCGTCTGCACCTGGTGCTATTCGTGAAGTTGTAAAAGCTAATCAGCAACAACAGGTACAATAAATGACTACACCCAAAATGACTTTAAATAAAGATAACCCGAAGGAAGCTCCAGCTAAGAAAGCAAAAAAGCCAGAGTATCCTGCGTGGCCTGGAATTGAAGCTGCTGAATTAGGCGTTCAGTACATCAACGCTAAAGGCAACATAATTCAGCGGGGTAGAACTAATGGTTGAATCCGTCCAAGTGGAAGGAAACATCACAGGTTCTGAAGCTCCAGAGGAGCAAACTGAAGAGGCTCGGCCAGAATGGTTACCAGAGAAGTTTAAATCTCCTGAAGACCTTTCAAAGGCGTATGGTGAACTGGAAAAACAATTCACACAGTCTCGTCAGGAAGCAACTCAAGAAGATGAAAACGCTGAAAAACCTACGCCAGAAACTCCAAATGAAGCTAGAGAAACAGTGGAAAACGCTGGCTTAGACTTTGATGCTATGAGCAAGGAGTTTGCTGAATCTG